TAACTTCTGCAAGTCATCATAATAATTAAATAGGTTAGCACTATATGTTGGAAAGAATTCAACTGGATATTTTACATTACTATTGTCAAATATTGAATTGGATAATATATAGATTTCCTTGAACATACTAGAAAATAATTCTAATGCCTCAGGCATTTCAATATGAGGCATCCACCAATCTTCTCTAGCATCAATATATAAGTTCCAATCTTTAAGACTGGTAAAGCCATACTCTTCAAGTAACCTAACAAAGTTTTCAATAACTATGTCGTGTTGTGTTAATATGTTTTTTTGAGAGTTGTCTACATTAGGTTTGGTTAAAAAGGGATAAGTGACATATAGAGTTTTTATCTCTACACATACACCGAATCCCGGCAATCGTTTATTCAGTTTTCCAACTAATGAATTTAAATTCATTACCCGCCGCGGCCACTACGTCTCACCATTGCAGGGCCACCGAAGCCTTTACTGGGCTTTGGAATCTTTCCACCTTTACTATTTTGGGGTGAATTGTGATTTAATTGCTTTGCTTTTTTAGCGGCTAGAATGGCTGCTAATGGGTTAGGTTTCTTTTCGTCAGACATATTATATCCTATTGTCAAGTGAATCTAAGTAATCTCTTAATGTGCCATACAATGTCAACATTGTTGCAATTTTGTGATCATAGATTCTTATATAAGGAGGTTCCTTCTTTTCTTTATTTACACCGATGTAATAAGGACAATGTATTTTTTTAGATAGTTCTAAAATGAATTGTTCAGGTTTGGTTATCTTTTTGTCTTTAGATAAGCCAAGTGGGAATTGATAGAATTCAATGTTTGCTTGATTAAAGGCAGCGGCACCTTCGTCATTAAGGCGCATGGCAGATGACATTCTACCAGTCATCCACCATCTGGACATTACTTCATCTATGGGTATTTCATGCCACAAGGTATGTGGCATTTCTGAAAGTATTGCTTTCGTGATTTCTAATTTAGTCTTTGGATACGTCATCGGGATAGACGGTTCTTCCCGAGTTCATAAAGACAACAGTAAACTTGTCTGTCTTAAATTGTGCGTTTAATTTTCTGCACAAATTTCTAGCATGTCCGGGATTACTGAAACTAGTCTTTTTATATTTAGGAGCAGAATCATTTGTTAGATAATGCGAGGACTTAAGGTTGATGGGTTGGTCATCGTAGAATACAGCCCAAATACCGCTTGCTTCTACAATTTGATCGCATTTATATGTATTCTTGTCTACATACTCTAGCAATACTTTTGGTTGTGTTCTACTCATTTGAATCCTGCACCCTTTATCTGTACCTCAATTACCTGATTATCTTTTTCATCTATCCTCTTATTCGCATATTCGTATAGGTCGGACAATAGTTTAGCAATGTCATCCCTAAGACCACGGGCATCACTCATAGGCAAAACTAAATCTTTACTCTGCTTTGCTTCTACGATAGACATTTTGTCCATGAATCTTTTAATGTGAATCATTAGTTATTTATCTGTATATTTGCATCATTTTCGGTTTTAAACGGACCCGCATATGGATAACGCTGAATGAAAATGTATTTAGGACAGAATTGAACTGTCTTGTCCCCATTTTGTTCGATGATAAAGTACCCTGCGGCATGATAACACTTAGACTTTTTGGTCTTAGTATATAGATGCAATCCACGCTTTACATCAAACATACTGTTATATGTTTTCGCTGTAGTGGGATACTCAGGATAAGGCATTGACACCTTAGTGTTATTAGACTTGATAGGTTCAAATCTAATCTTAGCGTTCTTTTTAATATCCGCAGTGTTTTTGAATTGCAAAAAAGTGCCATTGAGTTGTACACCGTAGCCTGAGTTATTAGCAGTAATATTTCCTACCTTTTTCTCACCGTCGGTGACAACCCAAAACTGATCCTTTACAATTTGTTTTGCTATAAGTTCTGTCATAATTTCCTCATTTTTCTGTTAGCACTAGAAACAAATCTTTTTTGTTCTTGGGTGCCCACAGTTTTCCTTCTTTTCCGCATATACCGGAAAGCATGCGTGTAGATGCACAAGTTTCATAGTGACGCTTTACTTTCACGGCTCCGGTTACGGGATTAAATTCACTCTCATCTTCTTTAAAGGCAAGCCGACAACGATAGTCAAACCTACCTAATTTACCAAACGCAAAAACTGACATTAGCCTTTGCTCTAGAGGAACAAAGGCATGCTTACAATTTTTACAAAGTAGTTTACTATGTTCACTCATTACTTTGTTCCTTAGTCAATTCGCACACAAGCAAGAAATGCTCGTATGCTTTCTTTACAGAAGGATTGGTCATAAGTTTTTCTGCTTCACCAATCAATGCCTTAACAGCGGCTTCGGCACCATCACGTGCCGCTGGGCGAATCAGTGGATATTCATCTTGTTTGAAACTTGCAGCCAACTCACGCCATAGTTCACGTTGGCGTTCTGTAATAGGCTGCTTCTGTGGCTTTAGTTCTTGTGCTTTAACAATGGCTTCACATACAGCATCCTCAGCAACACGACCAGCGGCAATCAATGGAGCATAATCAATGTTGATGTTGTATCGTGTGCTTTTACCACCTGGATAGCACAACACAAGATGTGCGCCCTTAGGAAATGCATCCATCAATGTTTGATCATATTCATAGACGGGCTTATATCTTCGCCCTACCTTTTCATAGAAAATCTTTTTCATTTTACAATTTTGCTTAGTAGGTGGTTAGCCAAACTCAAATCTTTTTCTGCTTCACAGTCATGAATTTCAAGGATGATCATTTCACGCAAAACAAGTGCATCATGTGCAGTTTCTAAATCAAGAGTATCGAACCAGTCATCCCATGCTTCTGCACTATCCAATGACCACATCATGTCTAGGATATCTACCTGACGCTTGTTTAGTCCAGTTAATGTGACCTTGTATTCATTGTAACTCATTGTTCAAACTCCTTCCAAAACAATTCGTGATCTTTTACGTTTGCTACCGGACGTAGCCAGCCCGCATTAATACACTCTGCGATGATTAGTTTATACTCCCTTGGGCAATGATTGTCAACCTCAAATCCTGCCCTAGGCGCAACGCAAAGTTCATCTTGTATCATAAAATCATTATCTGTAGATTTTATAGTACGAATGCGTGAAGGCTTAGAAACTATATTCATTTCTTTAGTTCTTCGATAACCAGTCGTTTTGCACGTTCGTCAAGTTCTAAGTTTTGTTGCTTCAACATTAATGGAGCAAACGTTTCAATAAAGTTGAATACAGCCTCTTTACCACTATCGGTAAAATGATTGTACTCACCCTTCTTACCTACGGTAGATTGATAGTAGGAATTCTTGTCATTCAGTACAGCAAGGATACTTGCGTACACTTGTTTTTCAAGTACGTTGCTCATGTATTTTGCCTTGATACGGTGTATTAAGCCATTTAGCGTATGTGTCAGCACTTTGAGAGATTTTTTCAAGTTCATATTTACCGCAGAATTTCATAAAATGAACACCCACTTGAGGTGTGGTTACTGTTCGTACTTCTGATTTAATACGCTCATCAACCTTAACCTTGATATCATCGGGTTGTGCGGCTAAATCAATTAGAATACGATTACGCTCATAGTCGTCCTTGACCCGATGCTCAACACCGTCATGGTCAACCCAACGCTGTAGCATCATGTTATTCCAATTAAAGCCCTGCTTAGTGCGGTCAGCATAGGCTTCGATAAGACCAACCTTATTCTTACTGCCCTTAGTACGAACACCGGGGTATGCACTGAACACATTGTCAGTACTGTCACCACGCATGCACTTCTCAAATAGAATGAATGCGGGGTCACCTAGTAGTTTAGGTTCTTTAGTTTTCTTGTCGATGATAAGCCTACCCTTATCATCATAATAGCCGTCAAGTTTGATTAATTGATTGCTAACACCATTATACTGATGTACGTTCTCATTAATTAACTGTGCAAAGTCGGTGTCGCTTGAAATGATATAATGGGTATCATCGGGATGCATGTGAATGAAACGTGCGATGATATCATCAGCCTCAGCATTCTCATGTCGCAATACACTGCAATTGGTCTTCTCACGCAGAAATGTTGTGAACACTTCATACGTTTCCCAAAACATCTTGTTTTCTTCTTCCTCTGCTTCAGTCAATGACTGATTAGCAACGGCACGATTAGCCTTGTATGGCTTATAAAATTCTTTGCGCCAACTGCGGCCCTCAAGACAAAATACAACGTGATCAATGCCATACTTGCGTACAACTTGATTCACACTTGCTAGTGTAAGATGAAGGGCCATGCCGATCTTTTCCCATGTGTCACTGTTACGTGAAGCCACATGTCGGGCACGAAAGAATGTGTTTGCTGTGTCAATAAGTGCGTAGTTCATATGTTAAATATACTACTATTTTGATTAAAAGTCAAGCCCAAACACAAGTTTTGGTAAAATTAACTTACTTCTGTTCTACCATTACCAATATCTCGCTGTTGTACAATTCTGATATCGTTGCGCTTTGAGGGGTCGGCCTGCTCTTGCTCATAAATCTCAAGGGCAATGTTACGACATACGGTTTGGAACCAACGATCTACGATTTGGGCATCTGTATCATCGGCACGGATCTTGTAACCTTGCTTAATCAGATTAGCAACAAACTTGTCATTCCAATCTAGATCAAATGATCCGTTATTGATATCAGCAGGATCAATCTCAACTTTAGTAATAGCAACGTATGGTTCACCCTCTGCTGTTGCCTTTTCCTTTTCAGTTAGTTCAACCTTGGGCTTGCGAGGCTTAGATTCCTTTTTAGGTTCCTCTACCTTGGGTTGTTCTATTTGTGTTTCACTAGCAGGAAACAATAAGTTTTTTAGTTTATCAAACATTATTCACCTTCTTTATATATGTATCGTACAACTGGAAACTTGCAAGATTTTTTGCTTTGCTCTCGCACATAATATCGGCCCAGTCATTGTGAGTCATAGCCCAATCATTTACAGCATTATTCCAATAGTAATCGCTGTGTGCCCTTAGTTTCTGTTTGTTATGGCCAGATTCTAATAGTGTTGTCAAGCAGGGACGACTGACAGTGCAGGCATCAGGTAGATGCTCTTCTCTTGAAACACTATAGTGTATGACAGGGCGCACACCGCGCCAACTATCAATAACCATGCTAATACGGGGGTCATTTTTTTCAATGTATTCTCCAGTCTTGATCCAATGATGATGAATGTCTAGCACCAAAGCGAGATCGTTTGCGAGTTCGAGGGTGCTGTCGAGTCCCCACGACATTTCTTCGTTTTCGATTGTGATGGCATTTCGTGCTTCGGGGCTGAGTCTTGACATAACTCTTTTGATACCGTCGGGGCCTTGGCGACCACTGATGTGGATC